GCAAAAACAGGGGCGGTATTTGTCGTAATTGTGCGTGGCGTTATATCCGCCAAATTTCCATTAGTTAAAACGCTTAACGAAGATTCTGAGCCAATACCAAGATGGTTAATGGCATTTAAATCTGACCACGCTTTTAATGCGCGAATCTTGGACCCAATAGCAGAATTAAAATATGCGACCCATCCGCCCAACTTTTGAGCGAGGCCAAATCCATTACGCTCTGATAGAAACCGAACAAGCTGCGATGACGAATACGCAGCCTCATTCAGCACTGGTGTATTGTTAGTTTCTACGCCGGGTTTGAGCTTTATGGTTCCAAAGGGCATGATTAGCCCCTAGTCGGTGAAGCAGCAGGAGCAGGCGAATAGGATGTCCATGCCGCCGCTTGGAATTTCTTGCGGTTTTCTTCTATCAAGGCGCTGGCTTTGAGTGCTTGATACTGCGACTCATACGTTTGAGCCATCTGGGGGTCATCATTTAAGCGGCCAAAGTTGCGTTGGAACGCCGAAATATAGATCATGGATGCCATAATAAACATATCTGGCAAATAGGTAGATATGAATGTTGTGGTATTGGACGCAGAAAGAGGCGCAGAACGAATTGTCCCGGTCAATCTAACCGCATAGCTTGAACTTGGAGTTGGTCCTACGATGATATACTGGCTTGTATTACCTGTAGTATTAGTATCGCCGCCATAAACAGCAAAATACTGAGGCAGGCCAGTAGCAGATCCCGATCCGTAAACATTTTGTATAAATTCCTTGCCAACGGGCAATAACGGCGTGGAGTTTCCTGACCCGTCTATAACTTCAAAAGTTTGAGGAACAATGAATTGAGACGTTGGCAGGGTTAAAGTATTATTTCCACCCGTAAATGTGTAAGCATTTGTGCTAATTTGCGTAGACAAAAAGTCTAAGTCTCTTTGCATACGAAGTTCTGCGTAGTCAATCATGGACGGGATAATAATTGTAAAATTAGTATCCGTGACAGGGACTACTGCCATTGTCGCTATTTGCTGCACATATGATGCGTATGTTAACGACATAATTTAACCCCTACGACGCCATGTCAAAGGCAGCCTTTTCCACAGACGCAACTCGACTTGACCAACCACGTCCAAACGTACCATAAGTTGGCAAACTTTGCAAAAACGCTAATCTTTTTTCGCAGACTCCCGTAGCAATCTCACGAGGGTTAGCCGCTTCACAAGCACTAATTGTGGCTTCCCCGACTTGTCCGTCTTGAGCCACACCGAGTACCTGCTGAAGGGTTTTCGCGGCACGGCTTACCCCACTATTAACAGCCATATCAAAAGTGGCATAGTCAACGCCAAGAGGAAGTGAGTCGCCACTGATTTTATCCCAATAATTAGCTTTATACAAAGGTGCTACATCCTGCGGTCCTAAAGCCCTCATTTCGGCTTCGGTTACAGGATTTCCTACCCAACTTTCCCAAACCGCTTTAGTGACACCTAAATTGGTCATTCCGCCGGGGTCTTTGGGGTTATTAACAAATCCGCCTTCTGACTTAAGAACAAGGGCTAAACATTGCTCAAAATTATCTGCACTCACTTTGCATGCACCCCAAGTGTTTTTTCGTAAGTTCGAAGACCTGCCATGCCAAGCATAGCTGTTACCAGTTCCATGAGGGATGAATCCAAAACAGGCAGATCATGCCACCCCGCCCCGAAGGCAATTGGACGCAATAGGTATTGGTACGAGAGGCCAATAGCGCCAACCCACCCAATAGCAGGACGCCAACCACTAACAAAAATATTTGTGCTTTGTGCTTCATTCGCGTTTACCGTGTTCTGCTGTGCGTCCCAATCTTGCAAAGAGGAACGAAGAGCTGCTTCAGCTTCCTGACGCTGATTGGGATCAGGAATGAATTTGTTTACAATCTGCAGTCCTGCGCTAATTGCATCGTCAATGCCAAACGCCATGTTACTTCACCGTCACCATAAGAAATACGCCAATTGCGCCAATACCTAATACCAGAAAACCGACAATACTGCTAACCATAATCAAATCCTTGCGGTTTTCTTCCTGCTCCTTTAACGCCGCCGCAGCTTGCCGAGCCGCCTCTTTTCGCATCTCAATAACCTGCCGTTGGATACCTTCCCACGCCGCAGGACCATATTGGCCCACGAACATGTTCTTTACTTGAAGCTGCATATCCTGAGCTTTGGCTTTAACAGCGTAGCGTTTTACCGCCTCCGCTTCGTAGTCCGCTTGGCTTTGGAATAATTTTTTCTTATGCGGCGTTGATGTTACCGTAACAATCTGGCCGATCTTACTGAATAAATTGCTTACCTTCTCCGCAGTCTCCATCATATCCCGACCCGAATCAACGGCGGACTTGATGCTATTGTAGATTGCAGTCGCGCCAGCGATGAGGGTAAATGGGTCCATTATTCTGCCGCAGGAGTTTCAGGAGGTGTTTCTGGCGCAGGAGCTTCAATCTGTGGTTTGGCTTGACCATGCAAAAGCGCAATCAAGTCAGCCACTTCGGAATAAACGCCGGCGCTTAAATGTTTAAGCACGGTATTGATGTGAGACACCGTCAGTTTTAATTCCAATTCTAAATTGTCCATAATGTCCTCCTAAAAGGGTGGTGTTTGAGATTGGGAAATAGGTTTAGTCAGTTGACCAATTTGCACCGCAATTAACTCTTCAACGCCTGGCATACTAATGCACTGTGAAACCCATTGTGCCGCAAGGGACTGAGTAATGTCGTCATAGGGAACAAATTCTGCCGGATTAGGCGTTCCTAAATTAGCAGTGCCGGATGAAGACGACGTGACAGACCCATCCGTACCCGTACACACCCAGTTAATGGCCGTAACCACATTGGGCAGTCCGTTTGATAGTGGATTCACTATAAATTGAGGGAACGACCAAGCAAAATTCATAACGCCCCCGCATCAGAGTCCCAATATCATCGCATAAGCAATAGACTGTGCTTGTGTAACATTTCCAACGCTTGATGAACTAGCCAAACCAACATTAGTCCCGTCGCAATACATAATAATGCTATAGGTGCTCGGAATAGCCAGCGTGCCGCCTGCTGCGGCATTGCTGCCATTATTAGATCCTATAGATACGGTGTATATGCCCGTGGTATTATTGGTAACAATCCACATCCCGCCAACGCTTTGTGGCAATAAAACCAATTGATTCGCCGCTAATGCACCCGTAAGCAGGAACCTCATGCACTGGGACGTGTTACCCGCTGCCGTGGAACTAGGGGCCGCAATATTCGTATACGTTGTACTTCCGCTGGTGCTGACCGATACGCTAGTCGTATTGCCAAACATCTGGTCAAGGATGGTGGCGTTATAGTTAAGCGGCTGATCCCACGTAGGGGATGTGCTATTATACGCTGGTTCGTTTAGGGCAAGGTTGGTGGTAATACTCATTTGTCAGCCTTCCCATCCAGCTTGTCGTAAATACGCTGGAACATGCTTTCAATGTGATCCATGCGTTTGTCCAAATCTTCTTTAAGGACGTATTCTTTTGGCAAGGCGGCTTCTAGTTTGCTTAAATCCCGCTGTAATTCTTTAACAGCACCCCATAATTCCCGCATTAGCCATCCAGCTACGGTTAGAATAGCACCTAATCCAAGATTTATGAGGTTCTGAAATTCAACCATAATTAAGATTCCCGGATGATCGCCGTAGAAGTATCCCTGTCAATGGATAGTACACCATAACAGACAATATTCCAATCCATACCATCCCGTTCATCCTTTACGGGAACATTAATATCCAAGTGCTTGAATAGGTATTCTTTGCCGCCATTTTCAAACACCCGCCAGACATGATCTTCCGTCCCGCGTCCCGGCTGGCCCCGTGTTTTATTAAAGCGGATGCCATACTTGTTCATATAACCTCCGCCGCTGGCATAGGTGGGTTAGCCACTGCCGTCAGGTTAAAGTGTATGAATGTCATTGGATCGTTGGAAGCATTGCGGGTGAAGCTGTGTGCCAACCAAGCATTGGTAAAGATCAACGTGCCATCTTCTGGGGCAACATTGATGGCATTGCTTGCATGGGTGATGTTGGCTGGATCAAATTCTGGCAAACCAATCTGTACCTTACCAGCACGGGGATCATGGAATGTGGCTACAGAACCGTTCTGCGGCGTCTTAAGGAAGTAAAATCCGACAATCTGCGCCCCATGTGCATGAACATGTTGATCCATTCCGCTGTATTTATAATGCTGTTGCGCCCACATTTCGGTAAATGACGTGCTAAAATTACGCACATCGTAACCCTGTTCGCCCAAAATGTTCCATGCGGTTGCGCCGATATAAGCACAAAGGTCTTCCATACGCGGATCGTCGTACAAATTGTCTGTCATATAAACAGGGTACACCTCATTGGTGCCGCCCTGTTCCTTTTTGCGCTTTTCAATATATTCATCAACAACCTTGCGGGTGTTGTCCAAAAATTCGGGCTTTTTAATTACGTAAATGGTCGTTGGAAAGCAGTGAATAGGGTTTAGTTCATCTTTTGCGTCTGCCATTGTTTATCCCCGTTGTTGCATTTCTTGCTGCATCTTCTCCATATTTGCAATTTCTTCCGCCGTCAAATCACGGACATTCCAAGAAAATACCCACTTGCCGTCCCGTACAAATGGCTGTTCTGAACGTGACACGGTTTGCGTTTTTCCGTCATACGTAGGATCTGCATCAATCTCCACATAATGAATGCGGAAGCCATGCACATTGTATGCGTCAGTGGTCGGGAATATCTCCACAAAGTCACTGTACGGCGTATAGCCCAAGCCGGGATTGTCCCGCATGAGTTCTTCCGCACCATAGGGATATTCAACAAACTGATTGTCGGTGGTGGTTTTAACGTATCCGGTCATGATGATTTGTCCTCAAGAAATGCTGGTGCTTGTTTGGTAAGGAGATCAAGGCGTTCACCCTTCCCTGCCAGTTGGGTAAATACCTGTTTGATATGCGGCACTATATGCGTCTCAAAGTCTGGGTGGCACCGCATGGTATTCAAATGGTCATGCGGAATATTGCCTTGGGACAGAATGAAGTTCTCCACCCGCCCCTGTAATTCACCTAGCCATTCTTCCCGCTGCATGGCTTCATTGGCTTCCAGCATAGGCAAATGACCAAATTTACGCTGCGGCTCAAGTTCCGCCATGATCTGGTTAATGGTGTTTAATTCCATAACGGCGGCTTCATGGTTGTTTTTCCATGTGTCTTCTGCCGACTTACATTCAATGATTGTGGCTTCCGCAACCATCCTTTCCCAAGGCTTTGCGTTTTCATCCGCTATGATCGCCTCATTCTCCATGATTTTGGCGTCACGTTTCATTTTTTGGGCTTTGGAATGTTCAACCTTTACTTCCATGTCAATGCGCTGACCATATAGCAATGCCCATGCGCCATCAGGCGTATAGCAAGACCCCGCCATGAAGTGACGGAGTTGGAAGTCAGAATTATTACGGTGTGGTTTACTATTCATCTTATACGTTTACCCCTGTTGTACCATTTGATGCGGCGGAACCATTTTGAGATACCGCACTAGAAGCCGTTGCCGAAGCATTAACGCAACCAGAATAAGTATATTTATTGCGGGTAGTTGATGCACCAACGCCGCAAACATTTCCTAAAGCAAATATTCCAACTGTGGAATTTCCAGTTGCGGAACCACAACGGGCTGCAGCACTAGCAGATGTTGCCGAAGCATTTGTGTCGCCAACATAAGTATATTTATTTCGGGTGGCAATTGAAGCAGCACAAGCATTTCTTCCTAAAGCAAAAATTCCAACGGTTGCGTTACCTGTTGCCGCTCCCCCAAATGATGCTATGCTTGCTGCTGTTGTATTGTTATTAGTATCTCCAGAATATGTATATTTGTTTCTGACACTTGTTACCGTACCACAACCTGAACGGCTTAATGCGAATATTCCTGCACATGAATTTCCTACCGCAGAACCATAAATAGACTGCCCGGAGGAAGATGTTGCAATGGAATTAGTATCCCCAGAATAAATGTATTTGTTTCGTGTAGTTGACGCACCCCCTACCGATCCTAAAGCAAAAATTCCAACTGTGGAATTACCTGCTGCTGCACCCAAATAAGATGCTGCACTAGCAGCTGTAGCAGACGAATTAACGCATCCAGAATATGTGTATTTGTTGCGGCAAGTTGATGCTCCGCCCACAAATCCTAAAGCAAATATTCCAACACATATATTTCCCGCTGCCGACCCACCGAAAGACGCAGAAGTTGCCGCTGTAGCGGATGCGTTTGTACAGCCAGAAAAAGTATATTTATTGCGGGTTGTTGATGATCCTCCAGAACATCCTAATGCAAATATACCTACAGTCCCATATGACCTACCCGCCGTAGGCCACAATCCCGCCTTCTGCCAGCCCACCATTTGGTCAATAGTCCATACACCAGATGCAGCACCACATTGGTAAGGACCAGCAGGTGTTATAGGTGATTTACTAATAATTGACCCTTGATATTGCCGTGGCATTATACGTTTACTCCACAAGTACCATTGGATGCGGCAGAACCGCCAGTAGAAAAACACAAAGATGCTGTTGCTGAAGTGCTTGCACATCCAGAATAAGTATATTTGTTTCTAGTGCATGATGCTCCTAAGGTAAAAATACCAATTGTGGAATTACCTGCGGCAGAACCTAAATTAGAATTTGCGCTTGAAGCTGTTGCCACAGCATTTGTATCACCTGAATAAGTGTATTTATTGCGGGTTGTTGTGCTGTTACCTAAAGCAAAAATACCAACAGTGGCATTTCCTGTAGCAGCACCACCTTGTGAGTTTGCACTGGAAGCAGTTGTTGAGGCATTTGTGTCGCCTGAATAGGTGTATTTGTTACGGGTGGTTGAAGGTGAACCCGTGTTCCCTAAAGCAAAAATGCCCACGGTAGAATTTCCTGTAGCCGCACCTAAATAACTATTAGAACTGGCAGAAGTTGCAGATGTGTTGACGCAACCGGAATAAATATATTTATTTCTGGTGCTAGAAGGAGAATAACAAATAAGTCCTAAAGCAAATATTCCAGTTGTCGCATTTCCGGTAGCAGATTGCCCATAAGTTGGATTTGTTGCTGAGGTTGCTGTGGTATTTGTACAATTTGCATAAATGTATTTATTACGGGTGGCCCGTATAACAGCACCACCTGCAGTTGAGGCTAAAGCAAATATTCCAACTGAAGAATTTCCAGCCGCCGCACCTTCATAAGTTCCACCAGCTAAAGGAGCCGCTGTTGTAACAACACATCCTGCGTAAGTATATTTATCACGTTGTGTAGAACAATATCCTGATGCAATAATTGCAAAAGTACC